ACACCGACCTGTGCAGCAAGGGTATTCACCTCAGCCTGCAATTCATTGATCGCATTAACGAGGTTTGCTTTGTTTTGTGTAGTGAGGTTAGTAAGATTACCGATAGTAATATCTTTAATCTCATTGATAGCAGCAACTATACTAGATTTAGATACCGTACTTAAATTGGAAAGAACACCAATAATGATATCCTTTGTTTCGTTAAGAGCAGCCACCAAACTGGTATGGTCAGCAATGTTTGCTGATAAACCTGCAAGGTTACCTACATCTTGATCTAGTTCATTGAGTGCATTAACAATACTAGTTTTATCAGTAGTAGTCAGGTTAGACAAACCTTTGATAATAGTATCAGTAATATAGTTGATCGCTTCGACAGCATTGTCTTTATCGTTAGCAGGAATTTCGCTAGTGATAGAAGCAATCGGACCTAATTCTGTGTCTAACTCAATAAGACAATCAGTTATAGTCTGAGCAACTAAATTGTTAGCTACAGACTGGGCAATAATTTTGCCAGAAAAATCACCATTGTCAACACCGATCTCGTTGATCTCGACACGTTGTTGTTCAAAAGTAAAATTTTTGTCTACAGTTCTTACTGGCATTAGACTTATAGGTTCTCGGTTTTATTTATACTAGGCAGTAATGAGGTCTCTGAAATACTTGATAGTATTCGTAGCGTATACAGGAGTGAAGACAATTTCAATATTTGCTCCATTGTACTGAGCAGTGATGGTACCTAGACCACCCTGTGCAATACCACCTGAGGTTACAGTTGCATATTCCTCAACGAAGATGTCAGTTCCATCGTGAAGGATGAGAACTTCTTTTACCTGAGTGTATGCACCAGATGTGCACTGGACAACATACTTACCACTACTGTAAGTAGTAGAAGTAAATGAGTCAATAACTGCTGCTGTAATAGAAGCAGTAGTAGCTGTACCAGCATCAGATCCGTGTATCTCCTTAACTGTAATTAAGGATCCACCAGCAGTATCATCATAACGAACTTTTTCATTTCCACCCAAGCACAACCCCATTTGGTCAGCTCCTGGACGGTAGAAACCATTGTCCTGATCCTGATAGAAACTAATACCTGGAATAGCCTCAGTACCGTCACCAGCACCAGTGAAACCAGACAGGTTAGTTAGTCCATTACCATCTCCAATGAATGCTGTAGCACCTACAGTACCATTGACTTGCATTATCTGAGCAAGAGCGTTGTTTGGATCTTGTCCAATACCGATCTTGTTGTTAGTAGGATCTAACTTAAATAACGCAACGTTAGAACCTGTTGGTTCCATTGTTACGACTGCACCGTCAAACTTGACATATGAGTTAGCACCCGATACATCAACTTCAACTGCATCAATATTAGACTGTAGTGTACCTAATGTATAGGTAACATCACCAACAGTACTACCAGTAAAACTACCAGTACCTAGTGCAAACTTATCTTCTGACTCATCAAATCCAATAAAGGCATTATCCTCAGAACCACGCTCAATAACTAAACCAGAGTCACCAGTTGGTGCTCCTACAATACCGTTACCGAGTTCAATTAATTTATCACCAATTACAGTGTTAGTTGTGGTGATTGTTGAAGTACCACCTAGTACAGTCAACTCACCATTGATTATTACATTATTTGCAACTTCTAAATCTTGTGTTGGTGTTCCAACTCCGATACCGACTTTACCTTCTCCTGTAACAACTAGTGCATCAGATAGTGTGTTAAGTCCATTACCAGTAACTCCTCCAGCAGGTGATGTCTTAATACGTAAATATCCACCTGAAGCAGAACCAGTAGATGCTCCACCTGCAATAATTAAATCAGATCCAGAAACATCTGTACCACTAGCATCATCTCTACCAACCTTACCAGTAACAGATAGTGTGGTAGCTACAGATGCTGCGTTGAAATTAAAAGTACTTGTTCCATCTATCTTAGATGGTGTGATTGCACCGTCTTGAATAACAGCAGTTCCAACAGCTTCCAGTCCACCAGTAGAACTTAGTTTCTGAGTAGTAATGCTGTTGTCAGCTAGTTTTAACGTAGTTATTGCACCATTTCTGATAGTAGAAGTAGTGACCGCCTGGGTACCAACTCCGCTATCTAGCTTTGAGTCACTAACCAGCCCATCGTTCAAACCAGTTCTTCTGATTCTTGTTAGAGCCATTGCTTTAGTCGATTCCTATGTGAGTATTTATAGTTTTGAAAGGACTTCTTTTAAAAGTGCTTTCATCTCATCTATTTCTTGCTTCAGATGTACTAGATCTTCAGCATTCGTTGTAGATTGAAGAGCTAGTGCTCTTTGCCTCTTATACGCTTCAAAAGCATTCTTATCGGTATTGACTACAGCACCAGTCAGAGAATCTTTATTTAGATTTGGGTGACCTGTAACTTTCATCTATCCTCAAAATACCTTTCAAGCACTTGGAGTCTCTCATCCCATTGTGCAATTTCATTTATTTCAACTTCCATAGCACCTAGAATATCAGAATGTTCTCCGATACCCATTGGTGACTGTAGATATATTTCAACGTTAGCTTTGTGCTTTTCAATTTGACCTTGATAATAAGCACGTAAAGCGTTAATAGTATTTGATCTTGTAGACATAATTAAAAAGTTGCGATAGCACGGAGATCTCTAATCCGTGGAGGTAGAGCAGGGTTTCTACTCTTCATTATTACTTTAATAGCAAATGAACTAAATTCCTTCAATCCTGTTACAGAATAGTTATATTCTTTGAAGTCTGATTGAGACTCAGTAGTTGGAGAGAAATTAGTACCACTAGAAGGTGTGACCTCAACGTCTGGAACTCCAGAAGCATTAAAGTATTCCCAGTTGATATCCTTAAAGTATATCTGCTGAGATGACCTCTTAGTTTTGAACATCACGGTGACATCATCAATTTCTTGTAGTGCAGCATTCAATACAAGGTTAATGCTATTACCAGGATTGTCGATTGAGATTTCCTTTGTAACATATGTAGCTACGTTAGAGGAATTTTTTAACCTGTCTGGTGTATAAAGGTAACCATATGATGTGTAGATGTTCTTAATGCTGACGGGAACTTTAAAGTTCTCGTTGATAATAGAAACACCACCTTCATATAGTCCATCAGATACAGCACCCGAACCAATTAGATCACTCTTATCAAAGGATGAATCATTTGATGTAAAGATTAATCTATAGTTTTCTTGGTTCCAACGTGTTACAGCACCTGTCTTGAGATCAGCACTATTAGCAAGTTTGGTTCCTGGTGAAACATTTAATTGTGCTAACGGTAGAGTACCAGTAATCTTAATAGGTCTAACTAGATTAAGGTTACCTGAGGCAGCACCTGTAGTACCAGTGTCACCATTCAGGTCAGCATTATAAGTAGAGGATCCACCAAACTCAATTTCTTCACCAAGAACGAATCCATCACCTTCTGTAACTCTCACATACAATTCACCAGGATTGCTAGAGTTATCCCAATAGGATAAGATTGCTCTAGTACCTGAGGTTTTTCCTTTAATAGTCTGACCAATACCATTAGTAACTTCTAATGCAGCAGATGTTCCTAAGGTACTAGGGCTACCAGCACTATCCATCAAACGGAGCATTACTGTCTTATGCAATTCTACTTCTTGTATTTTTCTACCGTATCTGTCTTCATTACCAGTCGAAGATTCAATACGGTTGCTTGTCAATATAGCCTTAGGATTCTTTAGACTAATGATGGGTGAAAGATTAGCATTGTGAGTGCTAAGATTTGCGGTAAGGATAAACGATTTTTGACTGTTAAGTCTACTACTGAATAATTTTTCATTAAGTTTAGATGCTACAACTCTTTGAGTTGGGAAGTAGTACTCCTTGTTAAGAATAACAGGTAGAGGAGAATCTGGAGTATAGTCAACAGTAGTTACAGCAGAATCGAGTGGTTTAACTAGAGTAGATGTAACTGTAGTATCCAACATAGTAGTTGGGAAATCTAGAGAATCTACTTTAAGTAGTGCTTTTTCATACTTGGTCTGACCTAATCCTTTAACGTTAAGGCCACCACCAATTACACTACCACCTGCTGTTGTGGACATCCCAACAGTATAGAAATCAATACCAGCTGATAAGACTGAGAATATTTGACGATTTAAAGCAGTAGCAGAGAATCCACCTACAGCTGCTGAATCTTTAAGAGCAACGAAGGAACCTGCGTTTAGACCGTGATTTCTATGTAAGACTTTGATAACCTTATTGTTAGCAGCAAACAAATTACTAGCAGTGATATTAGCACCAAGAGAATTTGTTTCGATAGGATTAGCTTGAAGTGGTTCATATCCCTGATCCTTATTGACTAGGTTGATGATACCACTCTGAGTAGTATCAAACTGTGCCATATAAAGATCGAACTTCAAGTCCTCATACTGGTTCTCTGTCCAGAGGTTAGAGTTCTGTGACTTAAATAGAGATCCAAGTAAAGGTTGTGTGGTAACAGTAGAGTTAGAATTAATTTCAGTTTCACCCAATCTAGAGATGAATGTTTGATAGATTGTGCTGTTACTTTCTACAATTACAGCATACTCTCTATCATTCTCTAGGTAGATAGGATATTGGAAATGGAACTTAGTAGGAATAAGTGCTTTATCAGATGTAGCTACACCCATTCTTACAGCAGGCTTAGTAATCTTAAGCACTGCCCTACCTTCTGCAAGTTGAGTTGCAGCAGCAGATACAATCAATACACTAGGTGCAGTAGTATACTCACTACCACCTAAAGTAGGTTGTATTTCATATACCTTCTGATCAGTAATTTGTGGAACAGCAGTTGCAGTAATACCGCCAGGTAATTGAGGTGACTCAATTGTGACAGTTGTAGAACCTGCATAGCCATCACCCATATCATCAACAACGATCTCTGAAATGTATCCAGAATCAAGAACGATTTGCATCTTAACGATGTCATCACCAGATCTTGCATTGTTTGCAACAGTAAGAGAAGTAATAACTAGTGGTTCACCAGCTATGAAATCTTCCTTGTTGTGATCTCCTAGGATCAGAGTATAAACTTGTGATGTACCTAAGGTAAAAGTATCGTTGACTACAGGTACTGGTTGATTCTGAGAATCAAGTACACCAATCAACGGACCTTGAGCATTAGAAGTATCACCTTCAATAATCTCATTTAGAAGTAGTGTATGACTACCACTAGTAATGACTCTAATATAAGTACTAGATTCCATTACAGAAATAGAACCAGGAAGGATATTCTTAGTTGGTCTACCTGAGATAGTATCAGATAATTTAATAGTAACAGGTAGTGAAGGATCTTTCGCTGAGAAGTAAAGATCAATAGATGATACCATTACACCACCATCAAAACTCTCAACACGGAATGTCTGTGCTAGAGGGTCAGATACACTAACATCTGGATTTAAGATGTTCTCAGTATACTGAGTACCATCTACCTTATCAGCAGTATCAATATCTTCTAAAGCAATAATATCATTTGGAAGTGGTTCATATGTACCACTAGCTTTAAAGGTTACAACAGCGTGTGATTCAGGACTTGCAGAATTAGTATTGCTACTAGTGAATTTAATCTTCTTATCACCTAATGGGAAACGCAATCCTTGAGCATTAGTATCCCATTGTATTGAATCTAAATCATCTTCATATTGTGTCCCTTTAGTTGGCTTTCTACCTGAAGGTAATAGAATAATACCAGTAGCTGCACCACTATCATCAGTAACTAAAGTATCACCCCAGTTTCTAAGAGATGAACCAGGCATTCCTGAATAGTTACGATCTGGTACTAAGTAATCGGAAACATCTAATCCATCAATGAAAGGATAGATCCTAGTATTAGGTTTCATCCTACGTAGATGGAATTGAATATATTGTTCGGCAACGTATAATGTAATAGCAGTACTGATTGTTTGCTCACCAACAGTAGTTGAAGACTGTTGAAGTGGAACCTCAGTATTCTGTGCAGCAATGTTAGAACTACTAGATGTTGTAGCCAGTACAACTTCAGATTCTGGTAGATCAGGTGCATCTGAACTTAGAGAATTAACATTACTAAATTCTGTGCTACTACCTGTAACTGCTAATTGAGTTACATTGTGTATTTGAGATAATGCACTATTTCCATCCTCATAGATTTCTAATGGATCTAGAGTTTGGTTGTCATTGTTATTGATAGATGGTAAAGCATACTCATCAAACCAAGGATCAACGTTTGGAGTGATCTCTACGGTTCCCTTATAGTTGAATATAAGGAATGGATTAACAACAGTTGTATTTGTAGCAAAGATGTTCTGACATAGAACCTTCTCTGTAAATGGTAGAGTTACTACACCGTGATTAACGACATAGTTAGAAAGAGTACGTGCTGTAGATGAATCATCTCTTTCTACTAGAGATACAGTAGTTTCATTTGATTCTGGACGTAAAGTACCACGTGTTAGATCTAGTGCTGCTTTATAATCAACAGAATTAATATGAGATAATGTATAACTTTCAAAATTATCTACGACAAATCCAGACTTGAATCTATCCATTCCAGTCTGACCGTCTTTAATTTGTGTGTTTAGAGCACCTTGCTCTAGAACAGATAGCATTGTATAACGCTCAAGACGTTCAACTTTCTTTTCGAGTTTATGGATATCACGCATTGTGAATCTCTTATTCTCTACTGGGAAGATCTTGACCTTCTTAAGATTGTTTGTAAATGCAGGTATGTAAATCTTAAAGACTTTAATAGCCTCATCTAGACTTACTGAAGATTGTGGGTTTGTAGAACCAGCACCTTTCTTAACTGAGAAAGAACCATCTTTCTTTAGATAGACAGTATCGATACGATCAACATAATAAGAATAAGCACAACTAAAGGTAAAAGGTGTTCCAATGCTAGTTTTAGTGTCAGCAGGAAGAGCAGCACTAACACCACCTTGCGTATAAATTTCAGAAACATTTGATCCAGGATCCATTACAGAAGCGTTCACATAGCCAGGAATACTAGCTGAGGTTCCGACCAAAGGACGGAAATCAATAACATCAGCAAGACTCTTCTTACCGTGTACTAGAGATGTGACTTGTGGAATGTCATCATATATTACACCATTTTCGTGTAGATATGAATCAACTGTAAAGAAGTCTCCTTCAGAGTGTTTGAAGTAATCGAAACCAATTACTAATGTACCAGTTGGGATTCTGACTCCAGGCTTTCTAATAAGTGTTGATGTGTCATATAGGTTATCCCTTTGACCATCATCAAATAAGAAGAAGTCTGTAATATCTGTACCAGTGTTACCTAAAATGTTTCCATTTTCATCAACTGTAGGTGCAATTCCAGGAGTACCCTCATATACATAGCGTAGCCTATAAACATCAGAGTAAGATTTAACTTGACCAGTTGGGTTATCATAATCATCACCTCTTATTGGAATAATATCATTATCTAAGTCAGCAGTAATAGAAATTCTCTTACCCTTAGCTGCTGTCTTTAATTTTGGTTTTGCTTTGGTAGTTTCAATAGTAGTATTGATCTTCAATCTCATACCAGTGAGTTGTAATCCACCAGATTGCCAGAAATAGTTCTCAGGAAGTGTAACTGACAATGCACCAGCATTGTTAGAAGATGATCCACTAGTAACAGATACCATAGAAGCATCTAAGTATAGCAAATCTCCATCTCTTACTACATCACCAGAACTATCATTATATCTTACAGTATCAGTACCAGCATTATATACCTCAATGACATAATCACCTTGGCTAAATGGTACGAACTGCTGCTGACCATAATCTAACTGTGCAGCAATACTAACAGTATTATTTGAACCATCAATAGTTACGTTCTCAATAAATTGTCTTCTAGAGTAGTATGTAATACCACTATCATCATCAGAAGCAACAACTGAATCAATCTTAGAATTAGCTAGTGGTAATATAAGTGTTGACTTACCAGAGTTTTCAATCTTTGCTCTAACACGAGTGATAGTATTAGAAGGGAAACCTGCTATAAGACGTTGTTTTAAATATACTCTACCTGGTCTATCAGTTGATGGGTTACAAGCTCTTGCAACTTCATACTTATAAGTAACACCATCTACAGTGATCTGTATAAGATCATCTTCTGTTAACTCATCACCAGGACGTGCTGCATAGTTTGTTGCCTCAGCATAATCAGTATCTGTTTTACCAGAATAACCTAAACTATTAGTAATAGTTTTTAGTTCTGTAGAATCTGGTTCACTATACTGAATATCACCAGTAAACTTCTTACTGGTCACACCGTGAAGCATACCAACAGAACGAATATCTTCTATACCAAAGTTTTGTATAGTATCTGTATAGAGAACAGCTCTAACATATGCATTCTCATCACCAGCACTATGTGTTCCACCAGTGTCTACAACTTCTAGTTGAGGAGGAACATCAAATGTATCAAGTATCTCTCTTCTTCCCAATTCTGTCAATCTAACATTACGGATGTAATCAGATTGTCCATTAATACCATTAGAACCAATATTTCTAGCACAAACAATGTAGTTACTTAAATATTGTCTGTCACCAACTTTTAATTCTAGATTAGCATCAGCACCATAGTTCTCTCCACCATAAGGAACTACGAAATGACTGATACGTCCATTGACTGCAATAACAGCAGACTTCTCACTATTATCTGCATCATATATTTCTTCTCCTTCTTCAAATGCACCAACAACATTTGATAGCATAAGAGTGCTACCAGCAGATAAAGTTGCATTCTCAGGGTCATTCTGTCCAACAGATAAACCACCTTCAACTACAGCAGTTGTACCACTGATAGAACCAATGATGTTACCACCAGTTTCAAAATCGTGATTTCCTGTTAATTTAAGTTTCGTGAATAGGATTGGGTTCGTATATGACAAATCAAATGTACAATCCTGTGCACTTCCAGATGCTATAACATTACCAGTCTTATTAAATCCATTAGGTGCTTTTCTAAACTTAAAGTCTCTAGCTATAGCACGACCAATAATAGGTGTCATTGGTACTGTATAGTCTAGGATCATTCCATAGTATGTACTACCACTGTTATTACCATATAATGTAATACCATTCTGTGAACCACCACCAGAAGCACCTAGTTTAACTGGTCCTTGTGATTGGTAAGAAGCGTGAATACTATTTAATGTTGCAATAGATGCTCTAAGAATAAACTCTTGAATAACGTGAGTAGGATTACCACCACTATTCTCATTCATTCCACCAACAGCTACATCACCAGCCCAAGCAAGTGAACCATCAGTATCCATATTGTAACTGACGTTAGCACGTGCAGCTATAACATCAACTGGAGAATATGTTGAACCATTATAATGATAAAGAGTCTTCTTAACACCAGTAGATAATGCTCCATAAACAATATCAGTTATAGTAGAAAGATCAACTGGATCACCATTAGAAGGAGGTGCACCTGGATATACCCAGACAGTCATCAATCCTTCATCGTTATTATAGATATTTCCCCTTAGGTCTGATACAGAATATACACCATTAGTACCATTACCGTTACCATTAACACCTAAGAAAGAGTCGATAAATTTACGATATAGATCTATTTTCTTGAAGGGAGTTGCCTCACCATCAGAAGTAGTGCTTAGAGGAGCAGAACCTGCAACTCCACGAAGAGGAATACGAGATAAACTTGACGCATACAAACGAGTTGTATCACGATTCTGTGTTGCCTTTGCCTTATCTAATTCTACGTACTTAGGTTCTGTGTTCTCTACTTCATAACCACGAATATATGCCTTACCTGGTCCTAAGTTTAATACTAGTTTGTTAGCAGCATCAGCAGTAGTATGTCCATTAACTAGACCATCAGCACCTGCCTGATAGAATCCACTACCATCTGCTTTGTAATATTCCTTAATATCTGATGAAAATGCCTTAACTACGTAGTCTCCAGACTCATCGTATGTTCTTCTAGCTAGTATCTCTTCTATCTGACTAGGTGCAGTTTGCTTAATCTGCCTTTGAATCTTACCTTGCTGAAGGTATACTAACTGTACAAAATTCTTATTTGAAGGTGTTTCAATTTCAAACTTTTCTAGAGTTAAAGTAATCTTTAATCTATGTGCACCTGGTGCAGAGAAATTAGAATAACCCTGTGCATTATCCTTTAGAGATATATCATCCTCAGGAGTAATGATACTTTCTGTAATAGACCAACCAACTTTGTATGAGGTGTTAGTTGAATACTTCGATAAAACTAGCGTCTGAGCGTCGTTCTGAACGAAATGACCATTGATAAAGTAAATACCTCTTTGGACGTTTACAGCAGATCCATAACCCATTGCAGCACTGTCTGAGGGTTTGATGCCATCAGAACCTACTACCAATGTAGGATCATCATCTGTAGTTGGGTTTTCTAACTTAATAGATTCACCTTGACGGAACTTAACGTCAATGTTATCAGAACCTGAACTGATATACTTAACGAATATAGTATCTGCATCTAGTGTAGTTTCAAAAGCATAGTTATCAACATATGCCTTAACACCAGAAGTCTGACCGACCATTACCTTGCCGACCAGTTGAGATATATTATACTTAACAAAATTAATTACACCGTCTACACTTTGTGCAACTTGAGAGACGCTACTTAACTTGACATATTCATAAGTGTCTGTATATGACACTTCACCAGGGATCACCATCTGACCCTGTTTAAACATACTGTTACCAACCGACTCCAATTGGCTCTGCAACATAGATTGCAGTTGAGTCAGTTCTCTAGCTTGGATCGAATATCCTGGACGGAAAAGTATCCTGTAGAAATTCTTCCCCGCATCAAAGTCGTCGAAATACGGGGTTCTATTCAGGTTAGTATTTTGTGGCATCTCTTAAGA